CGCCAGAATGGCTGGTTGTATAGGAGCGCCCACGTAGAAATACGCTGGTTAGCGGTGAGACAAGAACGTTCGGCTTCATGGAATCTCTTCCACGTTACTGCTTCCTTTTCTGGCGACGGTTTCCCATCGTCATACTTCGAAAACAGCTCCCGTAGCAGCAATGATCCTCGTGCAGCCTCTAGGCCCATCAGGCTTAAGGGTGTTTCACGACCGTAGTCACCACAAGGGATTATCCCCGTGGCGTCGGCTATGAGCTCAAGGAATCGCTGATCAGAGAAACCGATTGCACTCTTACGCTTCTTAAAGCGCATCATGACCTCCTAAAAGAGGATTATGAGCAGGTCGTGAGACGGCTATTGCTTTGGCTTGCGCCTAGGCTTTCGCTTAGTCCCACGTTTGAACCACCATCTCCTCGGCCGCACTGCCCGCACCAAATTGGTTAGGGCATGTATGGCCGCGATTAATATCGCGGACCATTGTGGCAAGCCAGGCGGTATTACACCTCCTGACAGCCTCAGCTTCGAGGATTTGGTACTGAGGGTCGCTTTCGCGACTGAACAGAAAGAGCTGAAACATTTGAGTCCTCCTTTTAAGGAATAGGATTTCAATAGAACGGCTCCAGGTTCTGAACGGAAGTCTTCCACGCCGCGAGGTCCAAAGAATTGGCCACGTAGGCGAGAAGATCTTTCCGTTCCTGCAGAGTGCTATCCGGGTGAATGTTCAGGGTAACCTGAGCACTCGAGTACCGGACAACGGTGTCCACGCCATCCACTTCGGCAAGAACGGGCATCATGTAGCCCGCTTTCACCTGGTGGACGGTCCGGTTCCCGGACGGCCCCAAGACCTCATGAGAGATCGTAAGGAAGCCGCTCGGTACTGCGGGGGACCTGTCCGCCCACTGCGCTTTGGCCCCGTCAGTAGTGACGGGATCGAACGTGTGGTTGGCAGGGCTGGCTTGACCATCTGCTATGGTCAGTGCTGCGATGGCAGTCATGTTTATGACTCCTTTTGGTGGGATTTCCACCGGTTTGGGTTTAAAGACTCAAACAGTCGCTATTAACGACCGCGGCCGAAGACCTGCGCGAGAAGCGCAAGTCCGTTGGCCATTCTCGTAAGGCTCCTAGGATCTCTTAACCTAGGCGGATGAGGTATCGGGACAGAGGATGAAACCTCTCTCTTAAGATACACCATCTTTTTCGTTCCCACGAAGTTATTCGCGATCAACTGGTTCCCGGTCTGCTGAGTTCGCCCCACATCCCGCCACTCTGCTCTCACGAGCAGGCTGGACGAGTAGTAGGCGTCCTCGTAGCCGAGTAGCGCATCCAGAGAGGACAGAAATGTCCCGACGGGAAACGCCCAGTCAACAACGAAGCTAAATGGGACCAGTTCCCAAGCCACGGAAAGTGGATTGGTAACACCTAACGATACCAACGAGATCGTGGCCTCGTTCTGAGGTAACGCGTCAAGTCTAGCATAGACCGAACGCGCCACACTCGCCTTACACGTAGACAGATCAAAAGACGTGAAATCTTTCACGTACTCCTGATCTTGCTTACGTGTAACCTTTGCTGTGACTCTCCAGTCACCTTTTGGCCTGTTCTCAAGGGCCGCAGCAGCGCCGTAAACGTCGCTGAGCAATGGTCTCCACCCGTACTGTAACTCTAACCACCTCTGGGTCACATTTGATCCCCGAGGTTGGCCTCTCCTTGAGGAGATGCCAAGTTCATCCATCGCACGCCGGATCCTACCGGCGCGTAGATGGCGAACTGATCGAGCCAGTCGAGTAGCCGTGTCGCCTAACAACCGCGCGGTTCGATTTCTCTCACCAAACGCGATCCCCAGGTTGATCTCAGTCGATTTCAGCTTGTTTCGTACAGCGATTAACGCCATATTACGCAAGCCTACATCAGACTGTGCTGTTGTACCTGTACAACAGCCGTCGAAATGCGAGTGACCATTAAACCGGCCACCCGCCTCCGGCGGACCAACAACGCCCTCGTAGAGTTGCCCATTTGAGGCACCCACGGTGACGTTCGGATCATTTAAACATGATCCGTAGGGATAGACGTAGTTGTACTTGAGGAAGGTGTAGGCCGTAGGGTTCATAAATCCCTCCGGCTTTACGCGTTGCACACCAGTCGTGTTCTCACTCGCCTCTTTCGAGGTGCAGGTATAGTTCCACCGGAACACTCCATTGGAGTATTTCAGGGAATTATCCGTTTTGGTGAGTTTCACGTTAAAATTCTGATGTGCCATGCAACCGAATCCTCTAAGTTAAGTAACAACTATGCCACGTTTTGCCTGGTTTAACAGGCAAGGCCAAGTAATGGCCTCGGTCCGTTGGGACCTAGAAAGAGATAGCGAGACGTCGCTAACCAAGAACCCATACCGCAAATGCGGATATGAGGGGCCCCGAC